AACTGTATTTGCTGCAGAATCGATATTATCTTCAATATTTGCTTCTACATAAGTTACAACGTTAGTCTTAATTTGGCCGTCAAATGAATTTTTATCTTTGAAAGTGCCATCCGTCATAGATTTAGGCTCTAAACCATGAATAGCAGCAATATCAATCGCTTCTGCTAGTTTTTTAGAGAATCCTTCGTTAAATGCTTCTAAGAATGTGATTTTCTTTTCTTGACTCATTGTTAAGAATTTATCTGAAACTCGAGCTTGATATGTGATCTCATAAGGGCGCACTACTTTAGGCTCAATAGTAGCTTTTCCAGCTTGCACTTGTTCGCCTTCTCCTACGATCTGTGCATTTCCTTCTAAATTAAATACAAAGAATTCGTTACCTTCTTGAGGCACTGGGTCTTGTTTTGAAACTTTAGCTAATACTGATTTTCCTTTAACTTTTGAGAATAATTCTTTTACTAATTGAGGCGGATATAATGTTCCTGCTTCTAATGCTGTTTTATCTGTCATATTTATTTCCTCTTTTCTTTTTGTTTTATAGATTTAATTGTTGCAACACTTGTTGCATTGATGCTGTTCTTGAATCAACTTCTGGCTCATTTGATTTCATTGGCGCGATTACTTGTTTTGGTTTAACAAATGCAGATAATCGTTCTGCATCGGCTTGCAAGCTCTCTTCATCGCTCCCTTGAAGTCGTTCGGCTAAGTCGTAAGGCAATCCATTACGAACAGCAATTTGAGCTTTAAGCTGTGATGCTTTGTATTCGTCTGAGACTTTCTGCAGCTCCGCGAATTCTGCCTCTTTAGCGCTAATAAGGCCATCTTTCTCGATGAGCAGCTGATTATTTGCCTCGATGGTTGAAAGCAGTCCAGCTCTTTCTTCTTCCAATTCCTTCACACGATTTTCAAGCTCTTCAGTTTTTGCTTGTGCGCGTTTAATTCGCTCACTAACAATCTTGTTAAGCTCTTCTTGTGTAAATGTTGTGTTTTCAGACATATAATGTCTCCTTTCCCTCTTTAACCTGTGAGTCCAGTAGATTTTTTTATTAAAAAAAGCCGCTATATAAATAGCCGCTTTTAGTTTAATAACTGATTTTTTGAACGCGCTTAGGCTTGGCCGTAGCGCATGCCCAGTGTGCCAATAGCGCACTGTCCATTAAGCTGATATCGACATCATCAAAATGTGAACGATATCCGAAGCCACCATTCGAGCCGATATTTCTCTTATCGCAGTTTGTTACAACTTTTGACAGAGAAGGCTGCCCAGAATGGCAAATTGTCTTCTGGTAAATGCCTTGCTCCCACATCGCATTAGCTACAATAATCTCTTTAACAGTTGGCAGAATAACATTCTTAATTCCGTACTCTCTTAATTCGTCATAAAGGACTTTTTGTCCAGAAGCTCCATCTATAACAATTTGAGCAACGTTTGCTTTTTTAAGAAATGACACAATCCAGTCATTTCCATTTCTTACTGATTGACAATCTACCGCCTCAGTAAATATATCTCCGTAGTCAGTTTTAACAGAGATACTCAATGCAACGTTCGTACCATCCTGGCCATACTTAATACCAGCGAATAGCTGTCCTTTAAATTTAGGAATTTCTTCAATTCTCAACGCTTCCCATTCTGTCTCTGAGATAGCTGATTTCTGATTATATTTAGGCCAAAAGCCAAGCCGCTGCACGTTATGATCGAGCTTATCGTCACCAAGCTCCGCCTCAATTTTCCGCTCGTCTAAGTGGTAACCCATTGATGGATTGGATTGATACCAGGCTTCGACATCGTTAATATCTCGCTCTTCTGGAACTGACCACTCACACCATCCAGAATATTTAGCTCTACCAAACAGGCATGCTTCCCTAAATTTAGAGAATACTGTTCCGCTTGATACTGGTGTTGGAGGTGTTCCACATAGAATAGTGATAGGATTCTCACTATCTGTTACTGTATATTTCAGAGCTGATTCTTGCTCTGTGGTGTACTCTTGCGCTTCATCGATTACTAAGATATCGAATCCCTCACCGAGTCCTCCGTTCGATGTTCTCGTTCTGAACTGGATAACTCCTCCAGTAGCATATAGCTCAATACGTTCTTGACCTTTAGCACGAATTGAGTTGAAGTCTTCTCCATCTACATAACCCATTTTTTCAAGGTATTTTTTCATCTTTTCAAAAGATGAATGCGATGTACTGATTCTGTGTGCTGTATGCAGAATGTTCAATCCTTTATGCAGCGCCCATAATTCTACAATGTAGAGAATCTCAGACTTACCATTCCGCCGTGGGATTGAATATCCGAATTTCTGATGCACCCACAGTCCTTTTTTATCCAAAGCCATAACAGGCTCCAGAAGCTTTTTCTGCCATGTGTAGCATGACAGTCCTGTCTTCTCGTATATCTCAATGGCTTCTTTAGCTAGAGAACGCTTTTTGACAAATGGCAAGAGGACAGCTTGTGTAGGAATTTGATTCCCATATTTCTTCCTAGCCACTCAATCATCCTTTCTATTTCCCAGCCTTTTTAGCAGCTTTGTCTTTTAATTCAAGATATGCTGCGCTCTTTTGATTTTTTTGATTCACAAAATCTTGTAATGAGATGTTATTCATTGCAGCTCGTCCAAGCTTCTTCACAATGGCTTGATATTCTCGTCTATCTTCGGATGCCAGATTATCTGCCACATCACTCTCACGCTGCTTATTAAATGCAGCACGCGTATTAACCTCATTACTCCACTTCTTAGACCAGGCATTCTGCTTCTTGCCATCGCCTGGATGATAATCAATAGTGCATGTACATCTATCGTGCCGCCTGAACACATCTCTACTAACTCCAGGATAGTGATACACTCCAGCGATTCTGTCGCACCACTCGCAGCAATTACCATCCGTGCTGCGGATGATTTTAGGCTTCAAGCCAGCGTTGTAATGAAAATCAGCATTAACTTGAATGTGATTATCTACTACATTTTTGCTGAAATTAACTACTGGCTCGCCTAGAATCCATGAAACATCATCAAATGTATTCTCATAAGCTATGCGATTGATTAAGCTGTCTATTCTCGCTTGATTTATAGGCGCTTGAATCGACTTCAATCCAATTCCAGCTTTTTTATTAAGCTCTTCTTGCACTCTCATAGCATAAGAACTAACCATCCTGTGGTTAGTTCCTAGTACATCGTTTAAGATACGCTCTGCAATGTTGTAATACATTTTTCCGTCTGGCAGCACAGCACTGCTAATATTCTGCTGTAGAGCCTCTGAGATTAGCCTACCGAGCGATACGGCAAATTCATGCGCATCGATGAAGTTAGCTTTACCATTTGTTAATAGAAGCAGCAATCTTTTTAATTCTGGATTATTCTCAGCAGCTTCAAAGAAATCTTTTTGAATTTTTTCAAGCAGTCCTGGAACAATATCATCCATTCATATCAGCTCCTTTCACATTTATTGCTAACACCATTATTCAGCAGTTTTATCTTCAATTTTAGTTTTATTCAACATTTCTGTTGCTTCTGCTTCGCTCATACCTGTTGACATAAGCAGCGTAATTCCATTTTCCTTAGAAAGTACGCCTTTCTGGTAATTACTGAGCAGTGAAGTTATCTCATAAGTTGAGATAATCCTATTTTTCTGTTTATCAGCTCCATTTTCATTAGCTACCGTTTTTTGCTCTATTACCTCTTGTGCAGGTTTAACATCCATATTTCCTTTAATTCCGCTCAAATCGTAGATAATGTCTGGAGTCAAGAAGTTAGGCATTGCTTGATTAAATTTAGAAACGGCATCACCTAATAGAGATAGTGCCGACACATCCGCTTCGAACAGCGGTTCCCACTTGAGTACTGTATTAGAGAATTCTTTTCTCAAGTAGCGCACTTCATCGCGTAGACATACAGATACATAAGCTACATTAAGAAGTCCAGAGCCTAGAGAACGCTGTGCAGCCTTTCCTGCAAGTCTTAAGTTCTCATGGCTTGCCTTGATAGCTTCAACGCTTGACGGATTATCTGACACGAAGCCTAAATCATCCAGTGTTAATCCAGTTTCACCAGCAAATCCAGCAGCAGCCATCTTGATCTGCTCAACAAACGGAGTCATGCTTGCTGCAGTGAATTGTCCTACAGTAGGCTTATCTCTGTCATCGTCCTTAGTAAACATGATGAAGCTTGAGATAGTCGCTTTCCAGCTTTCCATCGGCTGCGCATCCTGGCTAACTCCAAGCACATATTTTTGAGGGAATGAATAGAACTCAGCAGTCACTTCTGAACGCTCAATAGTGCGCTGTGCTGTTTTCTGATAATCAATCCCAGAGCGAGTGATACGCGAGCGCCCAAATGGTCTAGAAGCGTCTGGCCTGTGAATTACTGGCACCAGCAATGGAATTCCAGTAGGATTTTCAATCGTGTAAGGCTCTCCATTCTTTGGATAGAATATTGTTTCCTCTGGAGTGAAATACGCTTCTAATGTAGGAGTATTGTTTTCTCCTCGTTTTAACACCGCATATCCTTCCGTTAATAGGTTAGTGATTGGATCTAGAACACCAGTCGCATTACTTGCCTCGATGACTTGCAAGCGTGGCATTCCTTCTTCATCCTTCGATATATAAATGAAGCAGCATGAACCAATCAACGCTGATAGGATTGCTGAATCAAAGAAGATATCTGGATTGTTAAATCGGAATATTTCATTAGCGTTAAAATTGTCGTTTGCAAATTCTCTGAACACTAATCTGTCAGCTAGGCTGTCCACTGCTTTTGTAGTCCAGCCAAGTACTGTCTTGTATTTATCTCTAATCTGTGCTGGAATCGTAATCCCATCCGAATTGTCAACTTTTTGCATTGAATAGTAGTCATATCGCATTAATACTCTGCTGCGATATAGATCCAGCTTCTTCTGCAGATATGCTTTCCCTTTTAGTTCCATTTTTTTCTCCTTTTCGTGTTTTTGGCGCGAGAAAATATGTACAGTGACTGCGTGAAGGTCGCGAGAGCTGCAGGGTAGGTACCCTCCCCCCTATCAGTCAGGAACGTAATTTGTCCAATCTTTAGTTTGAGGCAAATTTCGGTTTCCTACGGTTTGTTTGATTTCTCGTGCTTGATTGAATAATTTATCTGATTTCTCTCTGTTGCATGTCCAGTGTGCGAGCTGGAGGTTATCGATGTCGCTTGGATGTCCTCCCTTGTTTATTGGAATGATGTGGTCAATCACTGGCGATAGTGGGTGTGGATGTTTTAATCTTGTATCAACAGGTTTTCCACAGATTCCACAGATATTCTGAGTCTTCAGTATTATCTTCTTGTTCTTCTCGAATGCGACTCGATGGGGGCCAATTCTATCTGGGCGGGCCATTTCAAATGCCATCTCCTTTCTTTTGAGGGTAGGGGGGTATTTTTTTATTGTATAAACATTAAAAAAGCCACTATCAGAGCGTGTCTGTGCATATAGCTAGTGGCAGTTTGGCATCTTATTTTAGGACTCTTTGGAGTCTTTCTGAATCTCACATATCTTATATTGTGTTAAATTCGAGCAGCGCTCGAACTCATTGATATAATAATGTTTTTGAAACATTCTATTTTTGAATTTACATTTTCTCATTATGTTAAATTGAACATCGTTATAAGTAGAAATCGTCCATTGATTTATCCTGCTGGTCTTGTTGAATCCCGATATATCGAAGTGTAATGTCTGGACTTGCGTGGTTAAATAGAACCATTAACATCGCTACATCTTTATTATTCTTATAGTGATGGTATCCGAATGTTTTCCGCATTGTGTGCGTTCCAACATTCTCAATGCCAATGTCTTCCGCTGCAGCTTTCAGAATGTAGTAAGCTGCTTCTCTAGTAATCGGCTTGTTCTTTCCTTTGCGACTTTTAAACAGGTAATCTTGAGGATTCATGCTGCCGATGTACTCTTGCACTTCTCTTCTTAGAGAGCGATTCATTTTACGTTTTAATATTTTGCCTGTCTTCATCTCTCTAATGTTTACGTACTGGCCCTGCACATCCTTCACTTTAAGTTTAATGATGTCGCTTATTCTTAATCCTAGATTGATTCCGAACATGAACAGCATATAGTTTCGCTCGTTCCATTCCTTCAGATAATCCTTCATAGCTTGCACATCGTCTGGATCTCTAATAGGTTCCACATAATTCATGCTTGCTTGTCCTTTCTTAAAACTAAAG